TTGCCAAACGGAAGCTACACCGTAACGGGAACAACCGAAAAACAGCCGTTTATTAAAGTTAAACCGAATAACGAAAAAGAACCCGTTAATTCTAAAATTGGCGGTGATGTTTACAGCGTATATCAGTATATAAGAAAAAATAACGGGAAAGTTCCGAATACAAAAGTAGGACATACGAATTTTACCTGGAAACAATTATTACTTCCTGCCGGAACGGGCAACACCGAAAGCCAGGTATATAGCCAAATATCAACCGAAATTTTGCAAAATTGCAAAGTTATAGCTGAAAAGCTCTACGATTTTGTAAATACAAATTTTGGCGGTGCAAAAGTAAATATTGTATCTAATTGGCGCTCAAAAGAAAATAATGCAAGCTTGAATAACGCCGCAAAGGGAAGCGCACATTTAAGAGGTTCTGCAATAGATTTTAATATACAAGGGCGAACAATAAAATCAGCCTGGAATATATTTAATCGCTCCTGGGATAAATTTACTTATATTTATAGAACTAAAACATCTTTTAATATTCATGTTCAAGCAACAACAGGAAAAGGCGGAGCTTTAAGAGCTTCAAATCAGAAAAATTTATATTTTGGTTAATTATGAGCTTAAATTACGGTAATTTTTTAGAAGAACCAAACCTTACAACAACTTTAGAAAGTTTTGAAGAATTTATCAAATATTCTGAAATTAATTGTGTGAGGGTTGGAATAGTAGATAGTTACGACGAAAACACCAGAGTCGCAAAGGTCAATATTGCAAATAAATTAACCATAGGCTTAAAAGACGACGGCTCTGCAATAACTCAAAACTATGCTCCTATATATGCTAAAGTCTTATTTTTCGGCTGGGGTAATATCGGGATAACTCATCCGATTAATCAGGGAATGGAAGGCGTTTTATTATTTAATGACCGTGAGCTTGAAAGCTGGTATATAAACGGAAATATTAATAATCTTGCCCATAAAAGAGCACACTCAAAAACAGATGCTATTTTTATCGCAGGGTTGTTGAGTTTGCCGAACATGATAGCAACGCTTCAAAATTGCTTAAATCTTTTTTACGGCTTAAACAATATCCAAATAAGCGACACGGGAATAACAATTAATGGAAATACGATTATTAACGGTAATTTAACCGTAAACGGAGCAATAGAAGCAACGGGCGATATAGTTGCAGGTGGTATCAGCCTGTTAAAGCATTATCACAAATATAATAATAATCCAACGACGGAAGCAAAGGGCAATGTTAGTTAGAGCAATTAAAAACAATGAAGATATGTCAAAAAGAGCGTGGGTTTTTTGCAGAGGTTTATCTGCTTATAAAAAAGAACAGGCAGGAATTAACCAGGGCATAAAATCAGGGTTGCTTGAATTTCAAAATGATTGTTATTTTGCACTTCAAAACGGAATCGACTGGCTAACCCGTTTAGGCTCAAAAAATCAAAAAGAATTGTTAGATAATGACATACAAAATATTATATTAAACCGTTGGGGAGTTTTGAACATGCAAGACTTTCAAAGCTCCGTAATTGAAAGAGCTTACAGTTGCTCTTGCAATGTTTATACGGTTTTTTCATCAAATCCTTATCAATTAAATTTTACACAAAATATTTAAAGGTTCAAAATGACAGACAGTTTAAATTTTGACGGACTTTCTTTAAAGTCTAATTCTGCTTTATTATCAGAAATTCAATCAGATTTACAGGCGATATATTCGCCAAACGGTGAAGAAATTGATTTTTCTTCATCATCGCCTGACGGGCAATTTTCTCAGCTTCTTGCGACAATAGGCACAACCCATAGAGAGCTTTTAGCAAGTATTTATAACGCAACTGACCCCTCTAAGTGCGACAAAGCACAACAAGACAGCAAATATCAGCTAAATTATTTATTCAGAAAAGGCGGAAGTTATACAACTCAAAATATTGCTATAACTGCAACAAAAACAGTAACTTTGCAGGGTTTAGACGGTTCTTATGAAGATAATATAACGACAGCCTTTACCGTTTCAGATGATAGCGGTAATTTATGGTATTTAATTGATACAACAACAATTTTTGCAGGTGTGTCAAATCTGCCGTTCAGGGCTGCTCAAATAGGTGCGATAGTTCCGACAATAGGAACAATAACAAATATGTTAACCATAATTGACGGCATTGTATCGGTTAATAATACAGTTGGTTATACAAGTCTTGGCGTTGAAGAAGAAAGCGTTTTAGATTTCAGAATACGCAGAGACCGTTCAACCGCTAATCAGTCAGGCAATAACGCTGATACTATTCAGGGGCAGATTTTAGCTTTAAACACGGTTAAAGATTGTGTTGTTTGGGTAAATGACACAAATACGACCGATTCAACCGGAACACTAGCGCATTATCTTTGGGTTATAGTTGACGGCGGAGCAAACACAGATATTGCCGATATAATTTATTCTAACAAAGGCGGATGCGGCACGAGAGGGAATATAACCGTACCAATTTCAACCATTTCAGCGCAGACTTTAAATATAAACTTTGACCGCCCGAATGTTATCCCTTTGTATGTTAAATTTAATATTCAGACCATATCGGGAGCAGAAGCAATTAATCAACCCGGAATTAAAAAGAATATAGGAGAAAATTTAATATATAACATATCGGAAGATGCAGAAACATCAAAAGTAACGGCAATAGCAAGCGAAGCTATAGATATAACGGGCGGAGGCGGTTATCCTCTTAATGTTTTAATTTCAACAGGCGGAAGTGCAACCGCAAGCGTTTCGGGTTCGGGAATAACAGGCGCAGATGTTGATGTTGTAACTTTTCAGACAGTTTTAGGCAATATATCAACGGGCAATTATGTATTTACTTACGTTTCAGACAGCTGGCAATTTAACGCAAACAATATCGAACTTGAAGATTACGGAATAACTTATACGGGAACACCGCAGAATAACGCCGATATTACCGTTGCATTTACAGAGGGAACTTGGAGTGAGTATATCCCTGTTTCAAGTATTGCCGATAAATTCAGAACCGATGAAAATAAAATATATATTACGGTGATTTAATGGACTATTTAGAAGCTTTAAAAAGTCTGCAAGAATATTTTGCAGACTTAATTATATTGCAATATCGCTATGCGCCCGAAAATAGAGAGCTGATTAAAAAACTTGTTAATCTTATTTTTGCAAATAACTTAGCTTTGCAAATAAGAGATTTAACGGTTGATGTTAATAAAAGTTTTGGGAAACAGCTTGAAATTGTAGGCAAATGGGTAGGAGTTGATAAATATTATAGCGGTTCAACTCTTTGGACGAAAAAATATTTTTCGCTTCCTTTGTATTCAACAATTAAAAACTCATCTTACAGCGATTATCAGGGCGGATTTTCAAATTATACAAACTTTGATGAACCGGGGGCATTTTTAACCTATAAAAATTGGCAAGATGTCGGTTCACAAGTAAATCAGTTAGGCGATGAGTATTTTAAAGCACTTATAAAATTAAAAATTATAAAAAATTCGATTAATCATACCTGCAAAAATATCGATGAAGCAATTTTTGAATGGAGCGGGGGGCTTGTATATACAACGTGGGATGTCATGAAAGTAACTTACCATTACGACAGTTCTTATGGCGTTTTAATGCCGATTGCTCTTGCTAAAAAGGCGCTTCCTGCGCCAACTGGTTGTGAAATAAAAATAGAGGAAATATCATAATGGAATATCAAAGATTTACACCGAAACTTTTTGGGGAAACAGCACTTGCAACGGGTTCAGACCCTCAAATAAGCCAATTCGGTTCAGCCCTGGCAGGAACTTTTTTAGGAACAACAGACCCCGCAACTATTCAGGCGTTAAGTGCGTGGAGTTCAGGGTTTATCGGAGCTGTAACTCCCTCAGAGCAATTTCCGCCTTTGCCCGAAACAACAGGCGTTTTAAAAGTATTCAGTTATTTAATTAATATGCTTTATCAGCAGGGCGTGCCTGTTTGGGATAGCGGAACAGATTATTACACAAATAATTTTTGTTCAAGGAACGGAAAAATTTATTTTTCAAATACAGACAATAACCAGGGTAACGACCCTCTGACAGATACGACAAATTGGAGCGATTATGTAACTTCGGTTATATCTTCTTCTATTGACGGTCAATGGGTATCAAGTTACCACTCATTGAGTAGTGAGTCAGGCTCGGGTTTGTTCATCAGATACATTAACGCTTTCTTACCAAACGATAATTACAATTATTTATGCCAGTTCAGCGTTAATTTTTACGACTACGGCGATGATAGCGGAAGTATGTATTTTGAAACCGATATTTACCAAGTCGGTAATGCTTCAGCAAGAAATCAATTACATGTAAGTCAGGGAAACAAATACGGAAGACATAACTCAAATGTATTTACAATGCCCGTCGGACCCGAAAGATATGTCAAGTGGTATTGCACCGATGCAAATACATCAAGAGAATTTGCACTTGTAGGTTACAGACGTTTAGGCACAAACAGTTAGGAGTTTATTATGACAACTTATTATGCGCACGTTAATTCGCATGACGAGTTAACGAAAGTTGATATGTCTTTAATGATTGAAGACAGCTACGGTTCAACCAACGTACAAAATATTGAAGTATCGGAAACCGTTTTTAAACATCAAAAAGAATATATGTTCAAAAACGGCAAAATCGTCAAAAATCCGAATTATCCGATAGAACAGCTTAAAAAAGCTAAAACCGCTAAATACGAAGAAAACAGCCAAAAAGCTAAAGAAGCGCGTTATAGTAAAAAATTTACCGTAACCCTGCAGGAAAAAGAATGCGAATTTGACACCTCAGAAGAAACACAAAGGGATTTATTAACGGCTTTTGATGTCTGCTCATCAGGTATTACCTATGACGGCTGGATAACGAATAACGGAGTCGAAATTGATTTAACGCTTGAAGACATCTTGATAATTTCGGCAACGTTTAAAGAAAAATCAAGCGTTTACGGTCAATGGAACGCATACAAAACCGCAATAGATAACGCTTCAACCGTTGAAGAGGTGGAAAGGATAACGATTAATTATGTCAACTAATTATATTCCGCCACGCAAAGGCGATAATACCGAAGCCTACGATAAACATTTTTTAATGATAGAACTTGAAGCTGATGACGATACGCCATTACCCTCAAAGGTTGAATTTGTAACGGGTTGTATCGTAAAACCTTACGTTAATCCGCAATTCCCTTTATACGTTGATTTTGACGAAACCGAAAGCGCAAAACTTAATTACGTTAATGTCGGCTATCTCGTAACTTATGACGATAAAGGGCGCAGGGAAACCGCCGAAGGTTCAATCACTTTCAAATATCAAAATGGAGTTATATGCCAATGTTAAAAGCAACTTTCAAAATCGTATCGGGTAACGTCGCTTGGGGTGGAATATACGGTAACATTGAGGACCAACCCGATTTAATCGGAAAATTTAACGACGTTCAAGCAGAAATTGACGATACAACGGGCTTAGTCGATAATTTAGAAATCCGCTTATCTGCTCTTGGTAAAACGGTTGATGATAACTATGCCGATTTAAGCGAACGTGTTAATAGCAATTATGACGCTATCACTAACCATATTTTAGATTTAAACAATCCTCATGAGGTTACCAAATCTCAAATCGGATTAAGCAACGTTGATAATACTTCCGATATTAACAAACCGATTTCAACTGCAACACAGACGGCTTTAAACGGTTTAGACGATAAAATAACCGTTAATTCAGGTTTAATTAATGATTTAGATATCCGTTTATCCGCTTTGGGTTCAACCGTTCAACAGGATTATATTGAACTCGATAATAAAATTTCAGCTAACACCGATAACATTTCAGACATTCAGGATTTAATACCAAATCAGGCGACTTCAACTAATCAGCTTGCGGATAAACAGTTTGTTAATTCCGCAATTCAGACTAATTCAGCGCATTTTAGGGGAAATTGGTCAACTTGGGCGAATGTTCCAACAGATGTAAACGACTACCCTGCGGATGATGACGGCAACAAAACACCGACAACAAACGATTATATGGTTGTTCAAAATGCTTCCGATTATACAGGCGATACGCTGGTTGGCGCATGGCAATTTACCTACACAGGGCTTTGGGCGACAAACGGTAAATCGGGCTGGCAACCACGCTTTCAAATCAATGAAAGCCCTTTAACTCCTGCACAGCAAACCGCTCTTGATTCGGGCATTACCCCTGCACTTGTTACTCAAATCGGAACAAACCAAAGCGACATTCAAACGATTAACACGACTTTAAGCGGTTTTGGAAACATTGTTACCCATAATACAAGCGAATTTGCAACGTCAGCACAGGGTACAAAAGCTGATACTGCTTTGCAAGCAACGGATATTGTAAGCTCCGTTGATAGCTCCAGTACAAACACAAAAGCCGTAGGCGCAAAACTCTTTTATGACACCTGCGGAGACATTGAAACACTAATAAACGCATTATAAGGAAAAAATAAATGTCTATTCAAACAGCTATTGAAAACGCACAACAAAAGGTTGCTAACGCTTATACTGCGGTCGATAACAAAGGTGGAACACTCCCCGCTACACAAGATTTAGCAAACTTGCCAAATGCCATAGGCTCTATATCCACAGGTGGCACGATAAACTCTTTAAATGTAACTCCCTCAACTTCCGCTCAAACCATAACGGCAAGCGGGGGTGTTGATGGTTTTAACCCCGTTAATGTTTCGGCGGTTGATGCAAGCATAGATAGCAATATCCAATCCGGTAATATAGTTGCAGGAAAAAGTATCTTAGGTATAAATGGTTCAGCGACAGTTTTAAACGGCGAAACAAGAAGCGTATCTTTAACTAATGCAAACGGTCAAACCTTTACACCATCAAGCGGAAAGAACGGTATAACAAGTATTACCGTAACACCGAATAATGAAGCAAGAACCGTAACTCCGACAACAAGTCAGCAGGCTTTAACCGTAAATAGCGGTTATTCTGGAAATGGTACGGTTACGGTTAATGCGGTTACAAGTGCAATAGATAATAACATTCAGCCCGAAAATATAAAAAAAGATGTTGTTATACTCGGAACGACGGGAACTTACGAGGGTTCAGGCGGTATTGGAATACCGAGAGAAGTATCGGCAAATGGCGTTTTTCAAATGCCGAAAGAGGCAACGGTTTTTTCATTGCCAAATAATGCAACTAACATAGGTGCTGGTGCTTTACGTTCCGCATTAAACAATTACGGATACTTTGGTGCTAATACTTCTATTGACACAATAAATTTTGAAAATATTACCACAATTAACGGCAATTACGCCATGGAATATTTTTGTTCGTGCCAAAAAATTAAAAATTTAGATTTAAGTTCATTAACAACTGTAAACGGCAATAGTGCGATGGCAAATGCATTTTCAGGTTGTTCGCTTGTATCTATTGATTTAAGTTCATTAACAACTGTAAGTGGTGTAAGTGCAATGAAATCGGCATTTACTGGTATTTTAGCAACGGAAATAGATTTAAGTTCGTTAGAAACAGTAGAAGGGTATTATGCATTTGAAGAAACATTCAAGGCAGGTTCAAGAGCTAATTTAAACAGCATTAATTTTGCAAAATTACAAAGAATAGGACAAAATAATAACACTCCTGATTATGGGCAATTCTATCATTGTTTTCCGGCGCAAAGCAATTTAATAATATTAAGATTTCCAAATCTTGAAAAAATCTATTGTACAGGCACTGCATCTGCATCCTACGGAACTTTTGCAAATAATATTTATATACAAAAAATGTACTTCCCAAAACTCAATACTATTACTTACGGCGCAGGCT